GTGAAAAGAAACCGTTTAAGTTAGAATATGTAGCAACTAGGAAGTCTGAAGATGTATGGAGTGTTTGGATTGATCCAGAAACTGATATATGGCGCATACCGAATTGCGATGCAGTTATCATTTGCAATCGTCATATACCAGCTTTTCGAAAAATTGCACATCACTTCATTACAGAAGGAGATTTGGAAAAGAAGGACGTTCCTTCCCACATTTGGCATCAGTATGTAAATGTTCGCACTGGCCATATTACTGTTTTTCAGCATATGGTTACAGATTTTAAAGAAAATTTTGTTTGTCAAACACGCCTAATGGGAAGAAGCGTCTTTCGAAAGGTCTTATTCTTTGGAGGAGATCCACCAACTGGTTCCTCAGGTGGAGCTATTTATGCACCAACTTATGCCATAAATAGATCCATCTATGGAATCCAATCCTCAAAAGATCATACAGGATCAGCAGTAGCTGTAGTCACGCAGGAAGATATACGAGATGCTTTTGCACATTTTGCTAACAAGCATATTGTGCAAGAGGGTCCGGTGCTAGTTGATACTACTGCTAAATCCTATACATACAACCTGATTACAGAACACCTCAAGTTCGAAGGGACAGTGCCTGCTGATAAAGTGTTAGGAATAGCAGGTAAGACGGCATTAGAGAAGTCCTTAATTCATAAGGATTTCACGAGCGAGAGAATCCCCGCAATCTTGTCAGCTTGGGATAAGCGAGTTCCAGATTGTGATCACCCCTTGCGCCATTCCATCAACAAATATGGCCGAGATGTGATGACTCCCCTGGAGCCTGATATTCTCAAGATGGCAACTGATGCCGTTGCCAGTTACATTCGCAGTGTGAAAGATAAGAAGTTGCGAGTGTTAACTGATGAAGAGGCGATCCGTGGTTTAGAAGAACCAGGCTTTGCCCCTATGAACTTGAAGTCATCGCCCGGAATACCTTGGGTGTGGAGTAAGAGTGAGCCAGGAAAGAAGTCTTGGCTGAGTTACTCGGAGGATGGCAAACTGAGTTATTACGATAAAGATCTTCGTAATTCAGTAGAAGAAGTGGAAGAGTCGTTGAAGAAGAGAATCGTACCAAAACATCAATGGTATGAGTTTGCTAAGGATGAATTACGTCCTGAAGCGAAGGCTCTCGGACCTCCGATTAAGACACGCAGTATATCTGTGCTCAACATGGCTTTCACAATTGTTGCGCGCAAATATACTTTGGATTTTGATGCAATGTGTCATCGTCTTTCAGATGGTGTATTTCCATTGTGTCCCGGCATAAATCCCGAGTCTTTGGATTGGACGAGAATGTTTCATAGTTTGAAGAGTTGTAGTGACTATGGAACTGATTTGGATGTCGGAAATTGGGATGGACATTATCCCCCGGAGTTGTATTACGCAGTAGTGGATGTTTTGTGTGAAGTTTATGCAGAAGATTTGACTGAAGATCAATTAATAGAATTCCGAAATGTTCTGGAAACATTCGCCGCGGAGAATATGTTTGGCTATGTTCAGTTTTGTGACATGGTTTTGCAGACTCTGCGAGGAGTGTTTTCAGGATCACCCTGGACAACAATGTTCAACACACTAGGACATTTCATTCTTAGTGTTTTCATTTATTTCAAAATTAATATAAATGAAGGTCAGTCACACAAAACAACCATGATGTGGTTTAGAAGAGAAGTGGCTGTACGAATGTTTGGAGATGATGTTGTTTGGGCCATCAGTGAATTGTCGAACGTAACGCCTTTGAAGATTGCAGCTGTGTATGAAGAGCATGGCTGGCCAGTCTCCGGAGCGGTGAAGGATGAAGGCCTGAAACTGAAAAGAATAGAAGAACTGCAGTTTTTGAAGAGAGCATTCGTACAGGATGAAGAGCTAGGAACTAGCTTGATTTTGGGTGCCATAGAACCGTCAGTGATTGAAGATTTATGTTATTGGATTAGAAGACCCGATAATATAATGGAGCAGCAGTATATAAACATCAATGAAGCTCTTCAGTTCGCTTTTCCACATGGTAGAGATTTTTATAACCATGTGGCAGAGCGAATTGACCAAGCTTGTAAGAAAGCGGGAATTCCGCCATTGTATGTTTCATATAATGCTATGAGAAGAGTTATGCTTTCACGAGCATACGGACAGCAACAAGTCATGCGGCTACCGGAAAGGAAAACGTGTGGCTTGTTTCAGCTGAAAGGCGTTGAAGAGTGAGTACGAGGCGACACCCCGAGTCAAGTAAGCGAC